AAAATGATGTAATTACAAGAAATAACTTCTTATCAATAATTAATCCATATTTGGCTTCTGTCCAACAACAACAAGGTTTAACTGCCTTTAAAGTAATTATGGATGAATCAAATAACCCACCATCGGTAGTAGATAATAACCAATTAATTGGCCAAATCTATCTTCAACCAACAAAATCAGTTGAATTCATTATCTTAGACTTTAATATATTACCTACAGGTGCAACATTTCCTGCTTAATACTATATTTTAGAGAAAATATCAATATTTATAATAAAAATATAAAATGGCAAATTTTACAACTTCTCCTGGAGTAGCAATTAGTGAAATAGACAACACGTTTTTGACAGGACAACCTGTTCAAGCTGGTGCTGCTATTATAGGTCCAACAGTGAAAGGTCCTGTTGAAGTACCTACTTTAGTAACTTCATATTCTGATTTCCAAACATTATTTGGAGATACTTTTGTAAGTGGTGGGAACTCTTATTCATACCTTACTTCAATTGCAGCATACAACTACTTCAATTATGGAGGAACTTCATTGTTAGTTGCTCGTGTTGTAACAGCATCTGCTAACTGGTCTGCGGCACAAAGTACAACAGTTACTAATTATTTAAATGCTGCTTCTTCATCATTCTCTTTAGAAACTTTATCTAAAGGTGTTATTATGAATAGCAGTGGATCAGAAATTTCAGGAGCATTAGCTTCAGGAAGTACAGATAATGTTAGATGGGAAATCACAAACTCAAATACTGGTTCAGGTACATTTAATTTATTAGTTAGAAGAGGTAATGATACAACTGCTAAAAAAACAGTATTAGAAGCATTTAATAATGTTAATTTAGATCCAAACTCACCTCGTTACATATCTAAAGTAATAGGTGACCAAGTATTAAATTACAACTCAACAACAAACCAAATGGAATTATCTGGAAGTTATCCAAATAATTCACGTTATGTACGTATTAAAACTATTAACTACAATACACCAAATTATTTTGATGCTAATGGAGTAGCAGTAAGTGCATATACATCATCAGTTCCAATTAATGGAAGTGGATCATTTACATCAGCTACTGGAAATGTTCAAAATACTATCAATTTATATGATAATATTTCTAACACAAATACACAAGGTTTAGTAGGTGCTAGCTATAACAACATGATTACATTGTTAGGTAACGCAGAACAATACCAATTCAATGTATTATTTACTCCTGGATTATTAAATGATTCTCATACAGCACAAGTAACAACTATTATTACAAATACAATCTCTAGAGGAGATAATTTATATGTAATGGATTTAGCTACTTTTGGAAGTACATTAGGAGAAGCAGTTACAGAAGCTCAATCAAGAGATACTTCATATGCAGCAGCATATTGGCCTTGGGTTCGTATTATTGATCCAGCAACAGGAAAACATGTTTGGGTACCAGCTTCAACTGTAATACCAGGTGTTTATGCTCATAATGACAAAGTAGCAGCTCCATGGTTTGCACCAGCAGGTATTAACCGCGGTGGATTAAACACAGTATTACAAGCTGAATTGAAATTATCGCAAGGTAATCGTGACACGTTATACAGCAATAATATCAACCCGATTGCCACATTACCTAAACAAGGTGTTGTAGTATTTGGACAAAAAACATTACAAAAATCACAATCAGCTCTTGATCGTGTAAATGTAAGACGTTTGATGATTGAATTGAAAAATTATATCCGTCAAATTGCTGATACAGTAGTATTTGAACAAAATACAATTGCAACAAGAAATTCATTTGTAGCTAGAGTATCTCCATTCTTAGAAGGAATCCAACAAAAACAAGGATTATATGCCTATAAAGTTGTTATGGATGAATCTAATAATGGCCCAGCAGTAATTGACCAAAACCAATTAGTAGGACAAATTTATATCCAACCAACACGCACAGCTGAATTTATATCTCTAGATTTTATCTTACAACCAACAGGAGCTGAATTTCCTGGATAAAAATAGAAATATTTAATATTTATAATAAAAGAAACTAAAATAACAAAAAATGGCAATTTTAAATCCAAACGAAATATTTTACACGGCGTTTGAACCTAAACAAAGTAACCGTTTTATCCTTTATATGGATGGAGTACCATCATATTTGGTAAAAGGTGTGGGTGCTGTATCGTTAACACAAACTGCAGTTGCTCTTAACCACATCAACGTTCAACGTTATGTAAAAGGAAAAACAATTTGGAACACTATCCAATTTACCATGTATGAGTCAATCACACCAAGTGGAGCTCAAGCAGTAATGGAATGGGTACGTTTAGGTCACGAATCTGTAACAGGTAGAGATGGATACTCTGATTTCTATAAAAAAGATATTACATTCAACGTAATCGGACCTGTAGGTGATATCGTTTCTGAATGGATTATTAAAGGAGCAGTTATTACAGAAGTTAATTTTGGTGATTATAACTGGGATGATGATGGAACACCAGTAAATATCCAAGTAACAGTTCAACCAGATTACTGTATCTTGAATTACTAAGAACAAAACAACAAAGTATACGAAAGCTCCAAAGAAATTTGGGGCTTTTACTTTCCTTTTATATACTGGGCTTATGAAAAATTTATTAATATTTCTTTTACTGGCTAATATAGGATATGGACAATATTGTCCTGCTCTAGGGCCTGACCAATTTCTACCTTGTGGTGTAGGATCAACAACTCTAACCGCAGATTTAAGTCAATGTGGTCCTGGTGGCCCGAGTCCAAAACAAACAACAGATTATGCTGTAACTAACATTCCTTATGTGGCTCAAGTCAATAATGGAACCAATGTTTTTATGACAGATGATTCACAACAAGGACCATTTAATATAGGATTTACATTTTGTTTCTTTGGACAAACATATACACAATTCTATATAGGTTCCAATGGATGGATATCATTTTCAGGAGGACAACCAACAACATTTACATCTCAAACTATCCCTACGGGTAATGCTTTAGTACCTAAAAATTGCATTATGGGACCTTGGCAGGATTGGCATCCTGGAATTGGAGGACAAATCAAATATCAAACTGTAGGTACATCCCCCTGTAGAAAATTAATAGTAAGTTGGATTGGAGTACCAATGTTCAGTTGTACAGGAAATCAAGGTACTTTTCATATTGTAATCAACGAATCAACCAATTATATTGAAAACTTTATCCAAGATAAACCTGCTTGTTTATCATGGCAAAATGGAACAGCTGTAGAAGGTATTCATAATGCCGCAGGTACAATTGGAATTCCAGTTCCTGGACGAAATTCAACAGCTTGGACAGCTAATAACGATGCTTGGAGATGGACTCCAAATGGTCCAACTGTTACTCCTGTATTAACTTGGTATCAAGTAGGTAATCCAAACCCTATAGGAACTGGACTTACACTTAATGTAACTCCTCCTGCGGTAGGAGCAAGTTATACTTGTAAATTTGTTTACCCAATTTGCAATGCGGGATGGAGTACTTGTAATGCTGTAGCTGGATTAGGACCTGATACAGTATTTGTTCAACCGGGTCCTCCAAATTTACCACAACCTACAATATTTGCTATTGATCCTACTTGTAATTCAAGTTGCGATGGAGAAATTATTATTAATCCAAATGGAGGAAGTGGTATACAAACTATATCTTGGAATGGACCTACTGGATTTAATCCAACAAACTTATGTGGTGGTATCTATAATTTTACAATTACTGATTCACAAGGTTGTAACGTTAGTGGAGTAGTAACTCTAACCAACCCCCCAATCCCAATTATTGGACCTATTATATTTAGTGATACAGTTTGTTTTAATTCAACTAACGAACTTTACACAGTCCCTTTACAACCAGGATACACTTACCAGTGGTCTTCTGTTGGGAATATATTTAATGGACAAGGAACAGATATTATTAATGTAGATTGGAATGGTATCTCAAGTGGATTCATCCCCGGCGCGATTCAGGTAACAGGTTATAATAACAACAACTGCCCTAGCTTCCCTTTGTCTATTGATTTAAATGTTTTAAACATTTTACCTACCATAGATCCTGTTGATCCATTTTGTGAATATGATGAATTTGTTACTCTACAAGTATCCCCATTAGGGGGTACACTTTCAGGACCAGGTGTTGTTGGATTTGATTTCACCCCAGGAACAGCTGTTGGACTTGATACTATTGTTTATGAGTATACACTTAGTGGATGTATGTTTGATGATACAACTTTAATTACAGTTTATCCTACCCCAACAATTGATTCAATCATACCACATAATACTTACTTTGAATTATGTGAATTAGATACAGCTAATATTACTTGGAATGCTATAGGTAATCCTGCTGGTTATAATGAATGGACTTGGGGTAATCAACAATATATTCAAAATTCATTAACTCAAACCCTTGTATGGGATTCTGTTGGTACTCATCAAGTATCAGTAGTACATTACGCTAATGGGTGTGTTTCTAATTCACAAGTAGCAT